TGATGATCCACAACTGCTGGGGCGGATCGGTTGGAGACGCCGATTCGATGGATGCCGCGGCGGCCATGCTGCGCGTTCACTCCCAGGTTTATTCCACCACCTATGCCAAGGCATCAGGCCAATCGGTTGAGCAAATCCTGGAGTGGATGGGCGCTGCCCAGGGGGGTGGCACCTGGTTCACCGCCGAAGCGGCCTTGGCGGCTGGCCTGATTGATGCAGTGATCGACCCGGTAGACGTGCGTGCCAGCGTCCCGGCCCTGCCTGCGGGGCGCTTTCCTGACCTTCCTGGATGGGTGTCTAAGGCCCTGGCGTCAATGGTTAGAATAGAATCAGGAGATCACCCTGAACACTCCCGAGCTGAACACATGCCCACGCAAGATCAGGCCGGGAGCGCACCGGCCGCCGTCATCGAAGCGCCTCCCGTGGTTGCTTCTACCGAAGCCGCCCCTGTTGCCCCTGCAGTAGTGCAGGCCGCCGTAAGCCCCGTTACCTCGACCGCTGTTGCGGATTCCGTGGCTCTTGCCAATGCACAGCGCGAAATTGAAATTCGCCGTTGCGCGGCCGAGGCCAATATCGCTCCCATCGCGGTGCAGGCCATGGTTGACAGCGGAAAGCCGTTTGCTGATGTTGCCCTGGAAATCGTGAAGGCTCACGCCGGCCCGCTTGAAACCGTCGCCAGCAAGGCGGGCCACCCTGCCCGCATCCAGGTCACCCGCGACGCGGGAGACACTGTGATGGCCGGCATTGGGGACATGCTGTACGCCCGGATCAATCCTCTGGCCCAGATCTCTGACGTTGGCCAAGAGTATCGAGGTTATTCCTTGATGGAATGCGTAAGGGCTTATGCCAACTCGCGGGGCATAAGCACTGTGGGTAGGTCTAAAAATGAGCTAGTGGCCATGGCCATGCACAGCACTAGCGATTTTCCATTGCTGTTTTCTAATCTAGCAGGGAAATCTTTAACCCAATTCTACGAAGAAGAGCCTCATACCTGGAAGGGGCTTGCACGTCAACGAAATTTACCAGATTTTAAAAATTCCAGCGATTTGACTATTGCCGCTGATCTTACGCCAGAGCTTACGCCCGAAGGTGGCGAGTACAAGACAGGCACTCTTAAGGAAGCGCAAAGTACTTGGAGGCTATTTACTTATACCAAAAAAATTGTAATTTCTCGGCAAGCGATTATTAATGATGATTTGTCTGCTTTGGAGCGAACTCCTGAATTTTTAGGTCGTGGGTTCCGTCGCTTGGAATCCAATCTTATATGGGCAATGATCACCGGCGATGCCACTGTATCGGCAGATGGTCTTGCATTGTTTAATGCAGCTCACAACAACACCGGCACGGGTCCCATTGGTATTGCCGGTGTCAACGCAGCCCGAAAGGCAATGCGAAAACAAAAAGATATTAGCAACGTTACGGTTAATTTGACCCCTGAGTTTATGATTGTTCCAACAGATCTGGAAGGAACTGCTTTGCAATTTCTTTACCCTGATGGTTACGCTCCTGCTGCGTTGACTGGAAACTCTGGGCCCAATCCTTATGCAAGGGGGATGAATTTAATAGTTGAGCCACGGCTTGACGGTTCCGCAACGCAATGGTATGCAGCCGCTGGCCCAACTAGAACGCCTGGCATGGTGTGGGGTTACCTGGCAGACGAGCCCGGGCCTACCATTACATCAGAGCCCGAAAGGGATCCTGATGGCCTGAAGCTGCTGGCTCGTTCTGATTTTGGTTGCGCCATTGAGGATTTCCGTTTCATTTATCGCAGCTCTGGCGCATGATTTTAACCATTGCGCTTTAGCTTTAATGTTTAATTTTTCCCAATTCCATTAAAAACAATGCACGGACCTATTCAAGAAGGAGAAATCCTATCTATTGCCGCTCCTTACGTTGTCGCATCTGGCGGCGGCGCGTTGGTTGGCGCTTTGTTTGGTGTTGCCGTAACCGCTTTAGCCAGTGGGGAGGTTGGCAGCTTCATGCTTGTAGGAGTCCACGAACTCCCTAAGGCCACTGGCGCCACTGCCAGCCTTTACGCCAAGGCGTATTGGAACGACACCAACAAAAACGTAACAGCATCCGCCAGCGGCAACACTCTTATCGGTGTGTTTGTGCCAATTGGATCTCAGTCTGCTGCTTACACTTCTGGCGCCACGCTGGCTCACGTCCGCCTCAACGGCGCCTTCTGATGAGCTGGGCCCGCCTATCAGCTGATGCAGATCGGGCGGCCCTGGATTTCATGGGCGGCGTCAGCGTAATTGCTGGCGCCGTTACTGGCCGTGGTTTTTTGGAGGAAAACAAAGAGCTGGTCTTTGATGATGGAGTGGAGGTTGTCCCATGGCTACTAAAGATCAGAACCGCAGAATTTGGCCATCTTGACTATAACCATTCTCTTGTAGTTGATGGCATTGCATTTAAGGCAACAAGGGCGCCAGAGCCACTGCCTGGTAGCGAGCCCAGGGCGCTGAGCTGGAGCATGGTGAGGTTAGCCCGCACCACAGCCATAGCCATACCCCTAGTTTCCCGCCTCCTCCGCACCGGCTCCGGCCAGTTGCTGGTTACCGGCTCCGGCCGTTCGCTGCAAAACCAGCCGTCCTAAGCCATGACCCAAACACCGCTCACGATTTCCCAACTGCCAGACCTGGGCAGCGTCCAGGGCAGCGACCGCCTGGTGTTGGACCGCATCGGCGCGGCGGTAACGGCCGGGGCGTTTGTTGTTGGGCAAGCGTATCAAATTATCAGCGTAGGCAATACCTCTTTCACGGCAATTGGCGCCGAATCAAATACAGTTGGCGCTTATTTTGTAGCCACTGGTGCTGGCACTGGCACCGGCACGGCGGGGCCGATCAATACCCGGAATGCAGCGGTCTCAGCGGTGGCGGCGTTACTGGGAGGCGACCCTGCTGGAACGGCCGCCGCTGCAGTAGCGGCGCACGCAGCAGCAGCAGATGCCCATCCTGGATACACAACCCCGCAGGAGGCCGCGGCCGCTGCTCCGGTGCAGTCGGTTGTGCTGTCGCTGCCCAGTGGCTGGAGTACCAGCAGCACCAACACGGGCGGTGGTGTCACCCTCACGCTGGGCCTGCCGGCAGGGTTCAGCCTGCCGAGCAACGCGATCCAGGCGACATGGACGACAGGGGCAGCGCTGGCCGGCACGGCGGTCCAGGAGGGTGATATACGGCTGACCGACTCCCGCGAATGGAGCGCCGCCACCGTCAGCCAGGCCACGGCCGAGGCAGGCACCAGTACAACCAGGGTGGCCTACAACCCGCTGCGGGTGTTCCAGAGCATCGCTGCATGGTGGGCCGCGTCGGAATTTAAGGCCAAGCTTGATGGAATCGCGGCCGGCGCCACGGCCAACGCCACGGACGCACAGCTCCGCGATCGATCCAGCCACACCGGTACGCAGGCGATCAGTACGATTTCTGGCCTGGGGACCGGAATACCCACAGCCCTAGCAATCAACGTCGGCACCGTTGGGGCCCCAGTGATCCTGGGCGGCGCGGGCGGCACCCCATCAGCCCTGGCCCTGCCCAATGCCACTGGACTGCCGTTGACCACTGGCGTAACGGGCATTCTCCCGGTAGCCAACGGCGGCACGGGTACGGCCACTCCTGGGCTGGTGGCTGGAACCAATGTCAGCATCACCGGCACCTGGCCCAATCAAACAATCAACGCCACGGGCGACGGCGGCCCTGGCCCTGGTGGCCCTGGCACCGTCACCAGTGTTGGACTGAGCCTGCCGTCCCAGTTCACAGTTACCGGGTCGCCCGTCACCACGGCGGGGACCCTGACCGCCACGCTGGCGACCCAGTCTGCAAACTTGGTATGGGCCGGCCCGACTACAGGTGCAGCAGCAGCCCCAGCGTTTCGGTCCCTGGTGGCTGACGACATTCCGACGATTCCGGCAGGCAAGGTTTCGGGTTTGGCCACTCCCGCTGATGCTGCGCCAGCAGCGCTGGCGGCTACTGCAGCGATCGGCACCAGCACGGACTACGCCAGGGAAGATCACGTTCACCAGCGAGATTCTGAGTCACTGGTGGTAGAACTCAGCGGCACCCAGGCCG